GCTAAAGCAGGTGATGCTGTGTGGTAAACTCCGTTAGAGCGATTGCCAAGGAAGGGGCGCAAGCTTTGCACAAAGGCTTGCGAGCTATCGAAAGCATATCATAAGCACATCATAAGACATGGAAGAAACTATGCTTGGTGATAAGTTTGGCGTGAAAAAAGATGATATTTACGGCGTGAAATTCTTGTGCTATACTAAGCACATGGAAAAACTATGACCAAAAGCAAAGGCACTGTCGAAACAGATAGTGCCTTTTTTGTTTGCCGCAATCGCTCTGGCGGGCGGGAGTGGTGGTAGGTTCTTCCAGCCAGGGGGCAGACGTGCGGTCGACTTTCGAGCCCGCCATTTGGCTAGGTATAAATTTTTTTTATTGCTTGATTTACTTTTTGCCGGTGGCCTGAAAAAAACACACAAACGAATGACGCGCGCGCGTCAACTCGAAAAAAAATCAAGTAAGGGGGTGCATGAAGGTGTTGGTATCAGGAAATGTCAGGGAAATATCCGTAAAGCAGAGAGCTTTGGCACAGGCGCTTGGCGTATCTGCTCAGAGAGTGAACCAGCTCGTGAAAGATGGCGTGATGGTCAAGGACCAAAACAACCATGCCGGAGCGGTGCTGCTCTTTGACAGCTTGAAGAATTACTTTCAGAACAGCACACCCAAGGGGAATGGCGATGGCGATGATGTGGACTACTGGGAAGAAAAGGCCAAACACGAACGGGCCAGACGGCAGATTGCAGAACTGAAGATTGCGAAGATGGAAAATCGCGTCTATGATGCCAAGACTGTAGAACTGGTCATCACGGAGCAGCTCTCCAACCTTCGCACACAGCTTTTAGGTTTGCCGTCCAAATTGGCACCGCAAATTGAGGGTATGGACAAAGAGCACATCTACGAAGTCATGACGCAGGAAATCGAGGAAAAGCTTGCTGAGCTGTCCGAATACACCCCGGAGATGTTCTCGGAAGAATTCGAGGAAGATGGCGATGAAGAAAGGGATTGAGCTGTGGCGGTACACTTACCGCAAAGGCCTCAAGCCGCTGCCGAAAACCAGCGTTAGCGAGTGGGCGGATAATTATCGCTTTATTTCTCAGGGGAACGCAGAGCCGGGGCGGTGGAAGACCTCAAGGGCAGAATATCAGCGGGAAATCATGGACGCATTTACACAGCCGGGTGTGCATCGTGTGGTGGTGAAATCAGCGGCGCAGATTGGCAAGTCGGACATCATGAACAACGTTGTTGGTCGCTTTGCACATCTTGACCCGGCACCTATCATGATGATTCAGCCGACCGTGGAAATGGCCCAGGATTATTCAAAGTCCCGTATAGCTCCGATGATTCAGGACACGAAAGTGCTGAATAACATTTTCTACAAGGTCAAGGAGCAGGAACAAGTCAAGACCACCGGCATCCGGGACAGCAACAACACAATCCTGTCGAAGATTTTCCCTGGCGGGCGGTTGTTCATGGCGGGCTCTAATTCTCCGGCAGGGCTGGCTTCACGTGTTGTCCGTGTTCTGCTGGCGGACGAGGTTGACCGCTTTGCTGCATCAGCAGGTGTGGAAGGTGATCCAGTAGACCTTGCATCAAAGCGCATGACAACATTTTGGAATCATGTGTCTGGATTGTTCTCGACACCGACTATCGAGAAAGCCAGCCGTATCGAGACGGAGTATCTGGCAGGAACTCAGGAAGAATGGCGGCATGCATGCCCGAATTGCGGCGAATATCATGTACTCCGTCATGTTGACATGGAATGCCCGGACATGGTAGAGAGCAGTGATAAGGACGGCAACAAGACATATGTTATCCGCGAAGTGCTTTGGCGCTGTCCTGACTGTGGCTACAAGTTTGGTGAGCGGCAGATGAAGGATGCACCACAGAGGTATGTGGTGCAGAATCCGATTGCGCTGGAGAACGGCATCCGTTCGTTCTTCGTCAACGGTTTCTCGTCACCGTGGATAAGCTGGGCAGAAATCATGAAGGAGTGGCATGAGGCGCGTGGAGACCCACAGCGCGAAAAGGTTGTGGTCAATACCCGCTTTGGCGAGACCTATCACATGATTGGTGCCTTTGACGATGAGACCCAGTTCCTGCGCCGCCGGGAAAAGTATGATGCAGAACTCCCACATGGAGTGCTGGTACTTACGGCGGCAGTAGACGTGCAGGGAAATCGTCTGGAATATGAGATATGCGGATGGGGATTCGGCGAAGAGTGTTGGGGAATCCAGAAAGGGATTATCCCAGGCAATCCCGACCATCCGAAGGTATGGAAACTGCTGGATGGTATTCTTGACCGACCTTATCATTTCGCCGACGGCAGTGCGCTGAAAATCCTGCGCACCTTCATCGACACAGGTGGTCTTTCGACACAATCCGTTTATGAGTATTGCAAGCGGAATCTATACAAGCAGCGCATTGGCATCAAAGGTTATGCCAATAAGCCGGGGTTGCCATTGGTCTACAGAACCAGTAAGGACAGGAAGGGGTATAATATCCCGCTGCAGTTTCTTGGGGTAAACGATGGCAAGCAGCAGGTAATGACGCGACTGGGGCTGGAGAAACCGGGGGCACAATACTTCCACTTTCCCCTGGATGATGATTTTATGGGGAAACGTGGCTATGATGAACTGTATTTTAAGGGCATCATAGCTGAGCAACGGAAAGTTGTTTCAAAGGGCGGCATTGTGCAGGTGATTTGGGAACCCATCAAGCGGGACATCCGCAATGAGCCGTTGGATTTGCGCGTATATAATCTGGCTTGTCTGAAGACCTGTCTGCCGTATGTGAATATGGTGCAGACGGCCAAAGAGTTTGGTGTGGATGTGCCGGATTATGCGCAGCCGAAGAAGAAAAAAACACCGCCGAAGGCCAAAGTCAGAAGCCAACAGCATAAGACAAAGCCGAAATCCCGCAGCGTGAATTTGTTTTGACTGAAAATAATGAGCAATGTGATTGTTTGCATTGCTCTTTTTGTTTGCCCGAAAGGAGTTGACAACATGGCAAGAACGGTAACTACAGTGCAGGCCCGCTTGGAGCTGTACTATGAGGCCGAACGGCGTATACTCGCCGGGGCGCAGTCTTACACGATTGGCAATCGCCAGCTCACCCGGGCGAATTTAGCGGAAATTCGAAGGACCATCAGCGTATTGGAGGATGAACTGGAGGATTTGATGGGAAAATCCAGAGGTGTATCTAAGCGCGTGGTTTTTATGGGGTGAGGTGTAAGCATGAGCAGAAGAAAAAGAAATACCGAAGCAAGGGCACGGATGCCCACGGATTCCCACAAAGGGGAGTCGCAGACTCAATTCAAGAATAGCGGGTACAGCGAGGGCGGTGCATCACGCACCAGTAACATCCTGAAATCGTATCTGCCATTGCGATTATCAGCGAAATCGGACATAGATGCCAATCTGCCACTGCTTAGGAACCGGTCGGCTGACCAGGCCATCAATACCCCCGTTGGTGCAGCGGCCATACAGACCAGTGCCATTCACACGGTGGGGGCAGGGCTGAAGGTCTTCCCGCGTATCCGCTATTTGGAATTGGGTATATCACATGATGAGGCAAGGGCATGGCAGAAAAAAGCCCGTCGGGAATTTGACCTGTGGGCGGCCTCCAAGCATTGTGACCTGTATCGGCGCAATAATTTTTATGACCTTCAAGATATAGCTTACGAGTCCTATCTCGTGGATGGTGATGCCTTTGCTCTTTTCCGGCGCAAAGCACCAACATCCTATATGCCGTATTCCCTGCGGCTGCAGATTCTGGAAGGAAACCGTATATCCAACCCGATGGATGGCTCTTTCCCGGGGACATTAGGCCCGTATTCTGTGGAGATGATATCCCCCGAGACCGGCAATCGGATTGTCAGCGGGGTGGAGATTGACACGGATGGAGCGGTGGAGGCGTATTGGGTATGTAACAAGGTGCAGGGAGACCCGGTAGACATTGCTCGGCTGGAAAAATGGGTGCGGGTAAAAGCTTTTGGTGACTTATCCGGTATGCCGAATATCGTGCAGATATGTCATGACCTGCGGTCGGAACAGTATCGGGGCATTCCTTATCTGGCCCCGGTTATCGAGACTTTGAAACAGGTCAGCCGCTACACCAATGCAGAACTGACGGCAGCCATCATCAAGAGTTTCTTTGCCCTGTTCTTCACCAATAACCCCACGGGCTCAAGCGAAATGCCTGCCCCGGATGCATGGGCTGGTGAAGAAGGCCGTGATCCGAATGCACCAGTGGTGGATGTGTCCGAATATGGCTTAGGCCCTGGTACACTCAATGCTTTGCCCGCTGGTGTGGATGTGAAGGCTGTGGATGCAGGGCGCAGTATGTCCACCTTTGACCCGTTTGTGTCCCAACTTATCAAGCAAATCGGCGCGGCAATCGGTGTGCCGTATGAAGTCATCATGAAGAACTTCACCAGTTCTTACAGTGCCTCGCGGGCGGCTATGCTGCAGGCGTGGGAGGAATTCAAGTTACGGCGTACATGGTTTGCCCGTGATTTCTGCCAGCCGGTCTATGAAGCTTGGTTGACGGAGGCGGTGGCCATCGGACGGATAGAAGCACCGGGATTCTTTGAAGACCCGGCGCTGCGGGCGGCGTGGTGCCATGCAGATTGGTATGGCCCAACCATGTCGATTCTTGATCCTGTAAAAGACATCACGGGCAGTGCGCTCCGTGTGCAGTATGGCCTGTCTACCCGCGAACGGGAAGCTGCCGAAATGACCGGTACAGATTTCGAGGAAAATCTTGATCAGCTTGCCTGGGAACAGGCCCGTATAAGAGAACTGGGATTGCCGGAGAGCAATCCCGAAGTATTGGCTGGAGCCATGCTTGGCAATAACAAAGGACAGGGAGGGGGTGAAGAAAATGCCTAAGAAGAAATTTTGGGAGTTCCGAAACGAAGCAGAAAGCGAAACGGCGGAACTCCTGTTGTATGGTGAGATTTCCGATGTGAGCTGGTGGGGGGACGAAATAACCCCAAAGCAGTTTCACGAGGATTTGCTTACCTGTGAGGGAAAAGATTTGGACGTTCATATCAATTCCCCAGGCGGCGATGTATTTGCCGCTCAGGCCATCTACAACCAGCTGAAGAACTACACCGGCAAAGTCACCATGTACATTGACGGTATGTGCGCCAGCGCGGCCACAATCATTGCCTGTGCCGGGGACAGTGTAATCATGCCCACCAATACCATCTACATGATTCACAACCCCAAATCGGCTATGCTGGGCTATTTCGATGCCCCTCAGCTGGATAAGTTGTCTGCAAGCCTTACTACGGTAAAGCAGACGATTGTCAATGTCTATATGGCAAGGGTAAAGGGTGTGCTTTCTGAAGTACAACTCAAGCATAAGATGGACAATGAGGAATGGATGATAGCCCAGACGGCGAAAGATTACGGCTTTGTGGATGAGGTGGTGGAAGCTATCCCCATCGAAAACCGTCTGGAAGACAATATGCTCTTCCTCAATTCCGTATCCTGCAAGCTGGACCGTTTCCAGAATGCCGCAAGATTGCGGGAAATAATCGACAATAGTACCCCGAAAAGGAGTGAGAATCCCATGACAGACAATGAATTCATGAAGAAGTTGCAGAACTTCATGGCTGGCTTTACCAATTCCCAGCCGAATAATACGCCGCCTGCTCCGGCAGTGCCGCAGAATAATGCGGCTCCGGAATCAAGAGAGGCAATTCTGGCTGAAGAGCGTCAGCGTGTAGCTGACCTGGAAGCCATGAAGACTGGCAATCCCGCCGTGGATGCCATCATCGAGACGGCCAAGGCTAACGGTGCTACGGCTGACAGCGTGAAGCCCTATGTGGATGCAATTCCGCAGCAGGAACCTGCCCAGCAGGACACACAACCGAAGAACATGTATGAACAGTTCATGGCCATGCTGCAGGATAACTCGGATTCCGGCGCTAACAGTGTGTTACCTACACCACAGGCCGGAACCAAGAATGAAGCAGCTCAGAAGGCTGCCAATATCGAAGAGGTTGCAAACTATGCAAACCATATCATGGAGGTGAAGTAAGATGTCCGTGCATGAAGTTATTGAAAATGCCACCAGCTTTGATGAACTGCTGGCAGGCCCGGAAATTGCACCGCTGACCAAGAACATCCCGCTCCAGAAAGGCACAGCTTATAAGCGGGGGATGCTCATCACAGACCCGGCAAATATCACGCCGGGCGAAGGGGAAGACCCGGCAACGGCAGCAGCTCAGACTGCAGCGGGCGGTGTAGCCGATTATGTGCTGGCAGCTGACATTGACCTGACGGAGGCCTCGGCAGATACCGCAGGCACGGTCTATGTGTCCGGACGCTTCAATCGTGAGAAAATCGTGCTGGCTGAAAGCGACACGGTAGAAGCTCACGAAGCGGAGCTGCGTCTGCGCAATATCCTGTTTACGGCTCTGAAATAACCGAA